GATGTATACATACCACTTCGTGGTAGACATCCGGAGTCTATAATCTTTTTGAAAGATTATATCAAAAAACCCTTGACATGATAATGTTTGTCTGATACAACGTGATAAGATGCATTTAGTGTGTCAAAGATTTAGCAGGTTGGAGAAGTAGTCATCTCGTCAGGCCCATAACCTGAAGATCATTGGTGCAAGTCCAATACCTGCTCCCAATTAGTTGGTGTCAACCAGACGTAACGATGACGGCAAACACAGGCATTTTTCTGGTTTCTACCTGTGGCCAACGAAACGGCAGGCGAGTGCCTTAGTCGTTCCAACTATCGGCGTCGACTGGAATCAAACATTTCAGTACCTAGATATAGTCCAGTATGACGCCGTCCTTATTAGGATGGTATGAATATTCTAGAAGAGTTCGGCATTCCTCCAGATCAGATGTTCCAGAAGATTTCTGGATTGCCTGAGAAGGATAAGAATACCATCCTTAGATTGCTTGCAGATTACGAGGCGGTCAAGAAGACCGAGGCGTGTCGGAAGGATTTTCTATCCTTCGTGAAGGAAATGTGGCCCGCATTTATCAGCGGTAAACACCACAAGATCATGGCAGATGCCTTCAACAGGGTTGCTGAGGGGTCTCTAAAGAGACTGATCATCAACATGCCACCCCGACACACTAAGTCTGAGTTCGCCTCGTACCTTCTTCCGGCGTGGTTTCTGGGTAGAGACCCCTCCAAGAAGATAATTCAGACGGCACACACTGCCGAACTTGCGGTTGGTTTCGGACGTAAGGTTCGAAATCTCTTTGACTCAGAGGAATTCCAGAGTGTCTTTCCTGATTCAAAGCTTGCTGTAGACAGCAAGGCTGCTGGTAGGTGGAACACCAACGCCAAGGGCGACTACTTCGCTATCGGTGTTGGTGGTGCTGTCACTGGTAAAGGTGCGGATCTTCTGATCATTGACGATCCTCATTCCGAGCAGGAAGCCACCATTGCTGCAACAGACCCGTCAGTCTTCGACAAGGTCTATGAATGGTACACTTCCGGACCAAGACAGCGTCTTCAGCCCGGAGGAGCCATCATTATCGTGATGACTCGATGGGGAAAGAAGGATCTTACTGGTAGAATCATCGATTCTGCCGCTAAGAGAGACGGCATGGATGAGTGGGAAGTCATTGAATTCCCCGCCATCATGCCTTCAGGACAGCCTCTGTGGCCTGAATTCTGGAGTATTGAGCTACTGGAGAGCCTCAAGGCCGAACTCCCTGTCAGTAAATGGCAGGCACAGTACCAGCAGCAGCCTACTTCGGAAGAAGGAGCCATCATCAAGAGGGATTGGTGGAAGAAGTGGGAGGGAAGGAGCCCTCCTGCATGCGAATTCATCATCCAATCTTGGGATACAGCCTTCCTGAAGAAGGAAAGAAGCGACTATTCAGCCTGTACTACATGGGGTGTGTTCTATCAGGAGGGTCCTGATGGCAAGAATCGCCCTAATTTGATCCTATTGGACGCCTTTAAAGACCGAATGGAGTTCCCTGAACTCAAGAAGGTGGCCATGGATCACTGGAAAGAGTGGAATCCTGACGCGTTTATCGTGGAAGGTAAGGCTTCGGGCATGCCTCTGGTCTTCGAATTGAGATCGATGGGCATTCCTGTCACGGAATACACCCCCACCAAGGGTAATGACAAGATCTCTAGGGCAAATGCGGTAGCTGACCTGTTTGCCTCAGGTATGGTCTGGGCACCCGATACTAGGTGGGCGGAAGAAGTCATCGAAGAGTGCGCCGAGTTCCCCTCTGGCGAGCATGATGACTTCGTTGACTCGGTTACTCAGGCTCTGATGAGGTATCGTCAGGGTGGATTCGTGTCTGTACCATCAGATTACGAAGAAGAAAACAGATTTAGAAAAACAGCAGAATATTATTAGGATGCTAAATGATCGATAGACCCCTAGAGACCCCTGATATTGCCATTGAGGTTGTAGAACCGAAGGCGATGTCTGTCGAGGTTCCGGGTATGTCTATCGAAATCGGGGAGGCACCCGAAGATGAGGTCATTGAGCATAACGAGAATCTTGCTGAACAGCTTGATGCTGCTACTCTTGGTTCTCTTGGCAATGAGCTTGTCCAAGCTTTTGATGCTGACAAGCAAAGCCGCAAGGACTGGGAAGACGCATACACTAAGGGGCTGGAGCTTCTTGGCCTCAAGATCGATGACCGGACTACACCATGGCCGGGGGCTTGCGGAGTCTACCATCCGATCCTGTCAGAGGCGGTTATCCGCTTCCAGAGCCAGACCATCATGGAGACCTTCCCTGCGGGCGGCCCTGTCAAGACGAAGATCGTTGGAGAAATCACTCCCGAGCGTGAGAAGCAGGCTGAGCGAGTTGAGCAGGAACTCAACTATCAGGTTCAGGAGAAGATGACTGAGTTCCGACCGGAGATGGAGCAGATGCTGTTCCAGCTTCCTCTGGCCGGATCAGCTTTCAAGAAGACCTACTTCGATGCGAACTACGAGAGGGCGGCGTCGGCGTTTGTACCGGCTGAGGACTTTGTCGTGGCGTATGGCACGACGGACCTTAACTCATGCCCAAGATACACGCACATCATGCGACTGTATCCTAACGAGGTACGAAAGTTTCAGAATTCAGGCTTCTATCTCGATGTGGATCTTCCTGCCCCGTCTCCTGAGTATTCGGAGATCCAGAAGAAGAAGGACCAGCTTACAGGGTCTTCGAAACCGTCAGTAGAGTACGACGACAGGCACACCATCCTTGAGATGCATGTCGACTACGATCTGCCGGGGTTTGAGGACACCGACGAGAATGGCGAGCAGACAGGAATTGCGCTCCCGTACATCGTTACAATCGAGAGAAGCAGCAAGCAGGTTCTTTCAGTAAGAAGGAATTGGGATGAAGAGGACGAACTCAAGAGAAGGAAGTCTTACTTCACTCATTACAAGTATCTACCGGGACTTGGGTTCTACGGCTCTGGCCTTATTCATCTTATTGGCGGTATTGCTAAGTCTTCAACATCTATCCTCAGACAGCTTGTTGACGCCGGAACACTTGCCAATCTGCCCGGAGGCCTCAAGTCTAGAGGACTCAGGATCAAGGGCGATGATACCCCGATCATGCCGGGAGAGTTCAGGGACGTTGATGTTCCCGGTGGAGCGATCAGAGACAACATTACATTCCTCCCATACAAGGAGCCGTCTCAGACTCTGTTTACTCTGATGAACGCGATGGTCGAGGAAGGCCGTCGATTCGCTTCTATCGGAGAACTTCCTATCGGAAGCGCCCAGCAGAACGCTCCAGTTGGCACCACCCTTGCTCTCATGGAGAGAGCGTTGAAGGTCATGTCTGCCATTCAGGCAAGAATCCATGACTCCTTCAAGAAGGAACTCAACCTGATTGCTGATGTGATCAAGGAGTACATGCCACCGGCATATGACTATTCCGTTGGTGGCAACTACTCCCGCCATGAGGACTTCGATGACCGTATCGACATCATCCCGGTGTCGGACCCGAACTCCTCTACCATGGCGCAGCGTGTCATTTCCTATCAGGCCGCCCTTCAGTTGGCGTCTCAGGCCCCGAACCTGTACGACCTGAACGAACTGCACCGTGGCATGCTGAACGCCATGGGAATCCAGAACATCGACAAGGTTCTCCCGAACAAGGACGACCTCAAGCCGCGTGATCCGGTCACGGAGAACATGGCCATGCTCACAGGCAAGCCGGTCAAGGCCTTCCTGTATCAGGACCATGACGCTCATATTGCCACGCATATGGCCGCCATGCAGGACCCGAAGCTGTTGCAGGTCATCAGCCAGAGTCCGATGGCACCCCAGATTCAGGCCGCTGCCGCCGCCCACGTTACAGAGCATATCGCGTTCAAGTACCGTCAGGAAATCCAGAAGCAGCTTGGATTCGATCTTCCTCCTGAGGATGAAGACCTCCCAGAGGATATCGAGCATGACCTGTCGTCCCTGATTGCTCAGGCTGCCGGTCAGCTTCTCCAGAAGGATCAGGCGGAACAGCAGCAGCAGCAGATTCAGCAGCAGATGCAAGATCCTGTCATCCAGATGCAGCAGCAGGATCTCCAGATTCGTCAGGCTGAAGTCCAGCGCAAGGCTGCCAAGGATCAGGCTGACAACCAGCTTAAGGGTCTCAGAGAGATGCTTGCTCTCAAGAAAGAGCAGATGCGCCTTGAGACTCAGGAGAAGATCGCTGGCGCTCAGATTGGTGCCAAGGTTGGCGAACACAAGGAAAACCTCGCGTCCAGAGAGAAGACAGATGGCGCGAGAATCGGTGTCGATATCGCCAAGACCATGAG